AGCCGGTCGACTACTCGGTGCTGTCCTGCACAGACGTCGCGAACGGTTGCCCACCGGTCCAGCACTGCCGTGTATTCCGCCCGCTTGAAGGAGACGTCATTGCTCATCGGGCGTATCCCATTTTCATTGCGGTGACCGGTTTGATGATCGGGTACTCGCGGTGGATGAAGTAGCCGCCGGCGTCGTTCGCGTGATCGATGCCTGCGGTTTTATCTGGCTCCCCGTTCGCACCCCATACCTGCTGCTCCAGGCCATCGGCGTAGGTTGGGCACGTAAACGGGTTGATCCGGTAGCGGCGCTCGCCCTGCGCATTGCAGAAGGCGGCGTTCATTGCGTTGATTCGGTCCTTAACCGGCGGGTTTGCCGCTGGTGCGATGACTGCGAACCCGGCCTGCTTGAGCATGGCCAGGTCGGTGATGCTGGCGTTCACGGACTTGCGTGAGTCGCCCGAGGCATCCGGGTAGATCCTGATCTCGCAGGTTTTCCTGAAGTCGTTGCCGTCGTGCTGCCAGTAGCGCTCCTTGATGCGGCGGATCATGTCGGGCGTGTCGTAGCCGTCGATCAACTCATCCACGGCCCTGGGCAGCCCCTGGTCGCGTTTGACGTGAGTGATGGCCGCCATCTTGCCGACGTTGAAGTCCATGCCGATGAACAGCGGTTCGCCGGGCTGCACGGTGTCAAAGCACCCATTGAGCTTGCGGTCGTAAGCCGTATAGATCGTGCCTGACGTCAGGTTGACGAACTGCCCACGGAGATACGCTTGAATCAGTTGCGGCGGGTACGACTCCATCAGGGATGCGATGTAGTCATCCGGCAGGTTCAGCTCGTTATCGAACGTGCTGGCCTGCACCAAGCCGTACATGTCGTTCAGCGCCGGCTTGTCACGCAGCTGCTTCACGAACTGCTGGTAGACGAACTTGAAACCCTCAGGCGTGGTGGTTACGTCCACCCCGTTCTTGAGTCCGGGCAGGTTGTAACGCATCCGGGCAATGATCTTGCGCCAGGCCTGCTGAGCCTTCAGCAAGCTCATCACGTCCAGTTCATCGACCAACGCCTGGCCGATCTTGAAGCCAACGATGGTCTGCGGTTTCTCCATCGACCGGCAAATCACAGTGCCGCGGTACTGCCGGCCGCTGTAGATGTGAACTTCGTGGTTCGCCTGGTTGATCTTGGTCTTCAGCCCCCAGTCATAGGCCACCTCATCCATGGTCGGATAGAAGATGTCTCGGATCTGCGGGTAAGTCGGTGCGAAGTAACCTGCGTTGACGCCGGGCCACTCCATGAAGTGCTTGCTCAGTGCCGAGCATCCCACCCAGGTCTTGCCCGAGCCGAACCCGGCAACGAAGGCGCGGAATTTGTGGGGCAGCGTGAGGAACTGAGCCTGCGGAACATTAAGGCTCGGCATTCGGCTTCCTTGCATCCACCACGTCGACCTGGATACGGGTCGGGATCACCGGTTCATCGCCGGACTCTTCCTTCTTGGAGCGGTTGACGAACATGTCGCCGGTTTCTTTCGCGGCCTGTTCGAGGATCTGCATGGCCAGGCCGATGTTCTTCATCGACTCAGCCCTCTCCACGAAACGGTTCATGGCACGGAGGCGGAAAGCGCGGTTGGCGATCGGGATCTCGGCGGTCTCTTCGCGAAACCGCTTTCTGGTGTCGTGGAACAGGGTCACCCACTTCTTTGCCAGGTCTCGCCCGGCGCGTTTGGTAGGGTCTTGGGCCTCGCACTGCTGGCGGGTAACCTCAATACCGAATTCCTCTCGGACAGCTGCTGCAACCTGTGACGGAGTATCGAAGCACGCCAAGGCCTGAACCATGAAGCCTTTCACCTCATTGTTCAGGGCTGCCATAGCGTAAATTCCGTCTTAGGTCTGTCAGGGGTCAGGCCGATCTGAGCAGACAGGTTCCGCAGGCCCTCGCAATGTTCAATTTCCCCACCTCAGCAGGACTGTTTGCAGCATCCATCAACGCTTGAACGTCAGGGCTTGCACCGTAGCGGCGGACGACACCGACGAACTCTTCGACGTCATGGCCCTGCAGCTTGATCTTCGGTGCACCGTCTTGTGTGAATGCTGGTTGACCGTACTTGTCGGTCGCTTGAGCCAGGTGATACAGCTCGTGTTCCAGGAGCGCGCAGAACTCGAGGTCGCTGCACTGGGCGCAGTAGTCGGCAGCCAAGGTGATGATGAAGGCCGGAACATCGCCGAACCAATCACGCATCTGCTGCTCCATCCGAGCCTTCTGCCAGCCGCCGGCGCGGAACGCTACTTGTTCGGTCTGCCCCAGGACTGTCCGGCCCTGCTTCTCGAAGCTCGACGACGCCCACATGATCCGGATGTCCGCATCCAACAAGTGGGCATGGTCTTCGTTGTGAATGCTGCCTGTGCTGGCAAGGATCTCGGTTTGGAGCCATTCCCACACCTCAGGTGCAGGTGTTAAACGCATACCTAAGTCGGAAAGCTCGGACAACTCAAGAAGTGACGATGGAGGGTATGGCCTTTCCATGGATCACCTTGAACTTGAAATTGTGGAGTGTTACCGGTATTGGTGGCGGCTTCAAAAAGTAAGGAAGCTCAGTTCAATGTCTCGCATTAAATGCATTTGCCTTAGCGCTCTCGCAGTCGCAACTCTATCAGGATGCGTTACCGCCCCTACCTGGGTTAACAGGGGGCCAGTAGATCTAGAAGTTTGGAACGGCCTGATGAACTGCTACACCGATGCCAATATCATCGACGGAGAAAGGATGGAGGGTACGCTCTGCGCCACGGAGGAATCTGGTTTCTTCGGAGGCGGCGAACCTGAAGTCTATTTCGGGCCATGGAATCGGAAATTCATGAAAGAGTACGCAAGCGCAGCCACTGCTGGTGTAGCTCAGGACTGGAAGGGCAAAAAGGTGTTCTTGCAATGCGACCCCACACTCGCGAGTGATAACAAAACCGTTGCGAAGCGCTTTTGCAAAGTCACGGTCAACGATCAGTTACTGGTTAGCGCAACCGTCAAGTACGTGAAGTAGAAATAGGCCTCTCAAGCCATCAGGCTCAAAACCCGGCCCGGTAGGCGCGTTCGATTGCCTCCCAGTCGGGTTGCTTAGCTGTCATAAATTGTCTCAGGTATACCTAAGGCGGGATTGAAATAGTGGCGTGTTGTCGGTATTGGTGAGGGTCTACCGACAACGAGCAACTACCATGGCCCCAAGATTCAAAGTACTTAATTTCATTAATGCCGCTGACGGCAGCGTTCGCTATAGGATTCTGGACGGCAAAGAGCCATGCAACGCAAACAAACACGGCGTTTACGAACGCGAAGCCGATGCTAATGCCGCCTGTACAACACTAAACGCCCAGCGGTTTCAGGTGGTTCCACCGCAGGAGATCAAGCTTGTGCCAGGATTGGTTGTTGATGATGCCGACTACGTCCCCGCTTTTGTCGCGATCAACTACCACATCATTGACAGCAAAACAGGCGGCTACACGAACGACCACTTCGTAACCGAGCCCGAAGCTATCGCCCGCGCAGAAGAGCTGGAGCGTCTATACCCGTAATCAATCATTCTGGATCGAGCAGCACGTCAATCAGCTTCTGCTCACCCAGGCGCATCGCACCCAGGCATTGCAAGTCATCGCACTTAGGCCCAAGGCCGAACACGGTGACCTCTCCCTTGGGGCCGATCAGCGTCAAGGCCCCGACGGTGCATTCAGGATGCTCACCGGCGTCGAGGTCATCAGCAATCTTGCGCAGGGTCTTCGCGGCGTCGCGCCACCCCTCACGCTTGAACTCCAGCACCTTGACGGTCATTAGATCACCATGATTGCGCGACACGATTCGGCTCATTGGAAAGGGTGGCGCGGATTACTTGGCCCGGCGCTCGATACCACCAGGCGCCTTGTCGCAGTGCAGACAGTGCTCGCAGTTCAGCGTCCGGCACAGCCAGACCTTCACCCGCTGCCAGTACGTGACCATGAAGATGTGGCGGGCCCCAGCAAGGGCCAGGGACACATGCAGCGTAAGGCCGGCGGTTGTCGGGCCGAAGAAGATGTTCTGGCTGCGCACCATCACAACGAAACCGGTGATGGCGATCGTCGAGTAGATCAGCTTCCCGAGGATGCCGTCCCTCACCTTCCCGCTCAATACGCACCAGGCAGCCCACAGCGCGATAAGGCCGCAGGCGATGGAGTTGATCAGTTCAAGATTCATGGTGGATTGCCTCCCCCGAACCGCTGGCGGATAAGCGCCCAGAGGTCAGCGGATTTGATGGCTCGATTGATGGCCGCCAAGAGCGAGCCGCCGAATGCCCCCAGCAGGAAGCCGATGCCGGCGACGATCTTCGGCTCGGTTACTCCCAGGTAGGTGCTGACCATGCTCGTCAGGTAGATCGAGCAGGCCATGCCGGTGATGAGGAAAATCATCCAGGCACGCCAGTCGTTCAAGTCGTCCTTGTGCCACCAGCTGGCGATCACTGCCCCTACGAGGCCCGCGATAAGCAATTCGAACCTGTCGATCTTGTCGAGCAGGCGCTGTAGATACTCCATGCGCTCGACTCCGTGGGGCATGTTTGAAATAGGACTACCTCAGCTTCCTCCCCAGAACTTGCATTAGGAGCGGACAACCGAGAATGAATGCGCTGTTGAGTGCCGAAGCAGAGAGGAGGAAAAACGCAAACCGAGCGTCAATTCTATTACGCCTAAAATTTGACGGAATTAAAGGTTAAGCGCGCGACTCCAAAGATGTTCAAGGGAGAACATCCATGCCTACACCCGCGCTTTATGTCATTGAATACGAACTTCACGGCCAATCGAAGAGCTTCATTATTCGGCTGCCCGACCTAAACAACGCCGAAGCATGGCACTGGGCCTGTTGCGATGCTGGTGTTGGAATAATTCCGAAATTTGGAAAAGCGAGAGGGAAGCGAGTCAGCAAGCCCATGGCAGAGCGGTATGGAATTGCAGATGTGCGATGGCGCCTATCCGGCTCAATCCCATTCACGCCAGCTGACTACGTTCCTCATGGCCACGGAGCGGCAACATAGGAGAGAAAGCACAGCGGACAGCAAGTCAGCCCGCTCCATTGGAATTGAGCTTTTACACCAGCAATTGAATTTGACTCCTAACGCGGCGCCCTATTTTGGTCTGGCGCAATGACGACCTTGTGAGGACCACATGAAAGGTAAAGCGATCTCTCAATCACTCTGGCACGATGCGACCGAGCACAGCAATGAGCTTTTCAAAGAGGCCGATCGACTGGACGATGTTGCTTATGAGCTCCTGAATGACGCGCCGACCTCGGAAGAAGCTGCTCATAAATTCCATGTAGCAAAGAACGAGGCGGATGAAAAACGTATTGAAGCAAGGGCTGCGTGGGAGGAAGCGAGATCACAGCTCCAAAACCGCCGCCAAAGAGGCGCTGTAAAAGCGGCTGAAATTAGTCGCCGAACTACCGATTGAAGGCAGGCGCTCATTGTACTGACGCCGATCGATACTGAAATCGGCGCTTACATGCCATCCAGTTCGCGCCCATAGTATTGGCCCTGGTTGAAACTGACATGATAAAAGCCCGGCGTTTACCGGGCTTTTCGCTCTAAATATGCTCAATTATCTGGATGCTCACTCGCCACCGAATCGGCGGCCTCCACATCTGACATATCTTCTTCAAGCGGCGACTCATCATCGGGTGGCAGAGGGATATTATCTTCATCCCGCTTCGGGTTGTGACCCGTCTCATTGTCAGTGCTGCGAGTTACTTCCTGCTGAGAAATGTTCCCTGGGGCTTTTTCGTCGATTTCCATGCTGGCTCTCCGTTCTTACGCCCGGGTTATCCGCGCTTAAACATGTGAGCAAACAGATCGATGCGAGTGCCAAGCAATGGACGAACGGAGGAAACAAAAAAGCCCAACGCTGTGGTCGGGCTTTATATCCAATCCCCGATAGTCGCAGGAATGACAGGATGAATAGATAATGGCTCAATGGATCATTCGCCGTCAAGCGACTTTTGTCCCAATAAGTCCCTCGGCATCCAAGAGGACTTGTGCAGATATCAAGGCTTCATCTACCTCCCGTTCCAGCACCTTTCGAATGTCGCGCCTCCACCGCTCCTGAGTCTTAATTGGATGCGGCTCATCGGACCAGTTATCCATCTCGTACCAACCGGCCGGAAGGACATTGGTGGAACGCTTGCCGTCTACTCCAGGAAGCTTTGGCAGCGCCCAAGTCACTACGGCGCAGTGCAGGAACCGTTCGGGCGCTGGCGATCGCACAGACCGGGTCAACTCTGCAATTGCGCCGTGCTTTCGCTCCTGGTGTGTGGAGTACTTCGCCACCAAGACGCGCCAGTGCGCCGGGGTCAGCGACTTGTGCAGTCGCCCGAACACCCAACAGTCCTGAAGAAAGGCCGCCTCCTTGCCGACGATCTCCGCCTTTTGCTTGGCGCACTGCACCTTGGGCTCATAGTCGCAGCCTCCGGCGGAACTGATTGTCTCGGCCGCAAGCGCCCGAACTACTGCTGAAACAACGTTGCGATAGGTCATGCGGCTTCCCCTTTTTTCAGCTCTCTGGTCATTGCCCGATATTTGGCCTTGATGGCCTTGATCTCATCCACGGTGTACTTGCAGGCCGGGTGCAGCCCCTCCAACCACTCCACCTTCTCGGCGCCGATGCGCTGCACCAGACGGATGCGGTACTCCACGGCATTGCCGGATAGGTTGCGGTTGCACTTCACACACTGCCGGTGGATGTTCAGCGGCTCGAAGCGCAGCTCCGGACAAGCGCCTACGGACCGGTAGTGCCCAGCATCCCACCGGCTACCGGTCATGAGGTCGTTGTCGTTTGGCGTGGAGTCGCAGCTGATGCAGGGTAGGTGCGCGTCACGCAGGCGCACGTACTCGTTCACGGCAGCCTGGGCTTCGCGTAGGTGATCCGCCCTGCTCTTCAGCTTCTCCTTGCGGACCTTGATGTCCTTGCGCTCTATATCGGCCAAGGCCTTGCGCGCCTTCGGCTCATGCCTGGGCGCGTCGATCATTGCGCAAGCCGGGCTGCACACCGCCTGACCGAGGCGCGCCGGGGTGAATGTGGTCCCGCATGTGGCGACACGGCACTTCTTTGGCTTGGGCTGCTTTCGCTCAATTGTCAAGCGGCCTCCTTGAATGCTTCGAACTCGGCCATCTCAGTCAGGCGCTCCTCGGTGAGTGTTGGCCAGTCATGCAGCACCAGGTACGCGCAGCACTGGCGCCAGAAGTCTTGGAATGTCTCCTCCCCCATCGAGTCATAGGAAAGACTGCGAGGTGTCTTGCGGGTGAGTTGGCCTAGGCCGGGGATATCGAACGCTTCCTCGTCGCAGTACACCCCCGACTCCAGCTGCAGAGCCTTGATCGCGTCGTGGGACTGCTTGCCAGAGAACCGGTCGATGTTCTGGCTCAGCACCCGGCCCAGGCCGTGGACCAAACCGTTGAACCGTGGGTTGCGCGGCTGCTTTAGGTCGGCACGGATTTTGGTGTTGATCCGGAAATCCCGCTCGCGAAGGATCGACCGATCAGCGTCGGAGGACGGCACGAATGCGGCCACCTCTTTGCCGGTGGCAGGATCGACCAGGCGGCGCAGGACGAGGTACACGGGCATTGGGCGTGGCTTCGCTGGCTTGGTCATTGCGCTGCCCTCTTCGCTTCCAGTTCCCGGGCCTGCTTGATCAGCAGCGCCCGGCGATTCGCCAGTTCATTGGCAGCTTCAATCCGCATTTCGTCTTTTTTCACGGCGCTGGCCTTCCGCATTTCCAGCATCGAGTTCTTCACGATCTCGAGCTTTGCGCGCAGCAGCGGCTTTGGCTGGGTGACGGTGCCTGTGAGCAATCCAGCAATGGCGCGGCCATCCTCGGTAACCGGAACAATGCTCAGGTCAGCCAAGTACTTCTGGCCGTGATCTTGGGGAATTCGTTTCAGCTCCACAGCCTTGGTGACGGCCTGGATGCGGCGGCTGGAGTCGAAACCCACGGACACGTGCCAGTTGACCGGTTTCGCATCCTCGCGGGCCTGGCCCACGAACCTTTGGTAGGCGTCGATGAACGCCATGCGCGCACCGATTTTGTCGCCGCCATCCAAGATGGGTTTCGCGGCTGCCAGGGCCAGTTGGATTTCATCGGTCAGCACCACGGTTTCAAATTCGTCGTTGGTGGTCATGGCGATGGCCCATGCCTCGTCCTTGCCGGGACGCCCATCGGATGACTGGACGCGTTGCAGGATGTCAGCCATAGCCAGCTTGCCCTTCACCTCGAAGCGGCAAGCCTTCAATGCGGCTTTGACGACGGGCACCGGGTAGGCGCAAAGGTCTTCGGCCATCATCGCGGCAGTGCCTGGGTTCATTTCCTGACCCATGGCCTCGGCGGTGGCACAGATGGCGGCGGCCAGCCCGGCAACCTGCTTGTCGTTCATTTCAAAGGTATTCATTGCGGTCACCTGCTTGGCGTTTGGCCAGAACCATCTGAGCGGCCTGCTCGGCTGCCGAGTGGTTCGCCTCAGTCCGCTCCATCTGGCGGGCGGTTGTGCCGTTGATGCGCTGCCCGGTCACCCACTGGGTGTGGTAGCTCTCGGCGTTGGCAAGCAGCTCGTTGAGGCTGTGGCACTTACGCAGGACAGCGGCATCGCTGGTTTTCAGGAAGTGGGCGGCGACATGGTGGGCGACGTCGGCGCCAAGGCGGTCAACCAGTTGGCCGAGCTGACCACCGACCTTGGCGTTCCACACCGGCCAGGCGCTGTAGCGTTTGCGGTATGCCATGGCGTAATTCGCCCAGACCTTGAAGGTTTTGCAGGTCTGGTCTTTGGGGCCCGGCATGTCAGCGGGGATCTCAACCCGTGGGGCATCGGTGCGATCAACCACGAGCACCAAGCCGCGGGACTGAGCCGGCTTGCCGGTGGCGTCCTGCAAGTCCTGACTGGTGTCCTGATTGGTACCCTGATGATTGGTATCCTGATTTGTCGGAGATTTATCCGACCCTTGCCCGGATTTTTTTCCGACCTTGCTCGGAGATTTATCCGAGGTAGATCGGATTTTTTTCCGACCCTTATTGTTTGGTGGGGTCGGATATTTTTCCGACCCGTCGAGCTTCTGGTTCCACTCGACGGCCTTCTCTGTGAGGCGGAAAAGTGTGATGTTCGAGGTGCTGGAAAGCTCAATCAAACCGGCCTCTTCCAGGGCCTTCAGCATGCGGTAAGCGGTGTCCGGCTTATCAGTGAGCAGCGGCAGCTCCTCGATGATCTTGGCCTTGCTCAGCGCGAAGAAGATCCCGTCATCAGTCTTGATTGGCTTGGTCCAGCTCGGACAGCCGTAGACGAACGCGAAGAGCAGAGCCTGCTGAGAATTCAGCCCCCACTCTAACGCCTTCACCTGATTAATCGTGACGGTGTATTGCATGTCAGGCCGCCAGATAAGCTAAAGATGAGCGAATACACGCCACGATTTCAGCCCGCAAAAAACGTGGCGCGCGGTTGGTAGCGCTATTGATATGTGGCTGGGTTTGCATATACTCGGCCTCAGAAAGTGTTATCGAATCAGCCGACCTCGTACGTCGGCTTTTTTGTGTCTGGATTTCAGGCGATGGATTTCAATGGCCTCGCCCCGGCGAGCAACTGCTCCGCACGACGCCCCAGCTCCCCCGCCTTCGCTTCAACCTGGCGGCACTGCTTGGCGAACGCCGGTAGGTGCGGCAGATCCAGTTCGCACATCACCTGGTCGTCAAAGACTTCGCTGCCGGTGTCGATCACGTCGCCTAGTGCACGGATCAGCGCGCCGAAGCTTTTGTTCGCGCATTGGTCGCTGGTCATCTGGCGGGCACCGGTCAGGCCGTGGCGGCTTGCCAGCTCGTTTACGCAGTGGTCGCGGAATTCAGGCTCAAGGGCGTTGACCCACGACTCTTCCAGCCATGAAGGCATTTCCTGATCGCCAGACAGCCAGCGCTGAACACGCTTGAGCCAGCGACCGGTAGCTTTCACGAAGTCGGCAACGTCGTTCTGCAAGGTAAGCTCGGTGAAGTCCGGCACCTCTTTGGCAATGGCTTTCTCTGGGCATGACAGGTGCAGCTCGCGGCTCAGCGCCTGGGCGAAGTCGTCCTGGCTCAGGCTGGTGCGTGCAATCTGGTTTGCAGCGTGGGCGACCAGTACCTGATCACGGGTTTGTACGGTATGTCTGGAACTGGACGTTTGCATGGGGACTGCTCTCTTCTAATCTGGCTTCAATGGAACGGCGGACTGGGATGTCATGCGGCGGATCGGGAGCCCTTCTGGGGCATGCACAGCTCACGCGCAGTGATCTTTCCGCCGGTCAACTCTTCAGCCTTGAAAGCTTTTTCTGCGCGCATCGGGTGAATCCCGGCGACCCAGTACGAAACGGCAGCTTGAGATACGTCGAGCGCTGAAGCGGTTTTGGTTTGCCCGCCGAAAAAGTCGACGAGCCTTTCGATAGGGGTCATATGGCGCCCTCCTAATAAGCCTGCTTATATCCTAAGTAGTAGCATACTTATTTGCAAGCCAATAAGGGAACTTATAAATTCATGTGCATGAGCACACTTGCAGAACGACTAAAAGAAGCGCGAAAGCACGCCAATCTGACCCAGGCAAAACTGGCGGCAGTTTCCGGCGTCGAGCAACCACTGATCTCTCAATTGGAGACGGGGAAAAACCTTCAGAGCGCCCACCTTCCAAAGTTCGCCCACATATGCGGCGTCAGTGCGATTTGGCTTTCTGACAACATTGGCCCGATGATTGCGGAAACGAGAGAAGACTCGAACGTATCTTTGGCTGCACAACCTTCCCAGAGCTACCGTTACCCGGTGATTAGCTGGGTATCGGCCGGCTCCTGGGCGGAGGCTGTTGAGCCGTACCCAGCAGGCATTTCAGATCGATACGAATTTTCTGAGTACAACTCGAAAGGCCAGGCGTTCTGGCTTGAGGTGAAGGGCGACTCTATGACGGCGCAATCCGGCATGAGCATCCCAGAAGGCACCCTAATTCTGGTTGATACCGAGGCGGAAGCTGCACCCGGCAAGCTGGTGGTGGCTAAGCTGCCCGACAGCAACGAGGCGACCTTTAAGAAGCTTGTGAACGATGGGGGAAAGCTTTATTTGAAGCCGCTCAATCCGTCCTGGCGCATCGAGCCGTTCACTGAAGACTGCCGGATCGTAGGCGTGGTTGTGCAGGCGCTGCAAAAGTTTTACTGATCAAGGGATTTGATACAATTTTGCAGGACATCTGAAAAGGAAATCGAGATGCGAATGCCCGCAGTTCTGATCTTGGTCGCAGCACTTGCTGGCTGCGCCGACTCCCATCAATGGCTACCAAATCAGTCTGGCACTACTCAGCAGCTCAATCGAACGGACAAGATTTACATCGCTACTCCGGTAGATGGTGAATACGGCGACCACGTATACAAAGGCTCCGGTCGTAATACAGCACAAATCCTCTACGCGGCGTTTGCGCGGCGAACAGCAGCGGTAACGGTGGATTCAGAATCCTCGAGTTATGATCTCGCCTTAGAAAAAGCGAAGCGCAGCGGGCAAGACATCCTGGTTCTTCCGACCATCCTGCATTGGGAAGATCGCGCAACTGAATGGTCGATGATCCCTGACCAGGTAGAGGTCAAAATAAGCGTGATTCAGGTTTCTTCAGGAGCTGTAATTAGCTCCGGCATTGCGACAGGTGAAAGCGGCATAGCTACATTTGGCGGGGATCACCCGCAGGATCTGTTGCCTGAGCCCATCGAGGCCTTCGTCTCGTCTTTATACTGAGCCGGCGCCAGCGCCTATCGATTCGGAGAGAGTCGCGTGCCCCTCACCAAGTCAAACCAAGATCTCAAGCGCGACCTGCAAGGCGTTGCCTCCGACCTCAAGTGGTCTGCGGTAGACCTGATGAGGATTGCGGAGCGATTGAGCCTTGCGGGGAATGAGGCGGACGCCCAGGTTGTGCTAAAGATGTGCACGGTGCTTCATGCGGACGAGGATCGGCTGGCCGGGTATGCAGATGAGATGAAGGCGGGACAAATTGTCCGCTGCAAGCCCGAATAGACCAATGCTCTTACGCGGCAAACTAAATCGAACTACTGCGAGCGGAGTAGCGCTCGTATGCACAAGGGAATGTGGAATGAACGCCTTGCGGGTCGCGGCACTGATAGTCGCGCCACTATTTGTCACAGGCTGCTACAGCACGCCAAAAGAAAAAACTGAGTACGAAAAACAGATCGACGCAGTACCGATGCCTGTGACCGAAGCTGAGCGTCTGGAGCAATGTCGTACCTTCAAGATAGCCTCAGATCGTCAGCAAGCTGAGGATGTTCTGCAATACGCACAGCGCTCCAAGCTCGGCGCCTCGGGGTATGATTTTCCCGAAGCTAACGCGTTGTTGCATCGCCTCCGAGCAATGAAGTGCCCTGGGTATGGTTGGCTTTCCTGATGCGGCTGTCCAGGATGTGCCAATGACCGCATGGAGAGAGCAGAGCTTCTGGGGCAAGGTTGGGGTCATTGCCTGCCTGGCTTTCCTAATGATGCTCCCCGGCTATTCCGACGTCGCTGGACTGGGAGGAGGCTCATCCGGCCGCAAGCGGGTGTTCAGCCCTGGATTCGTTTTACTCTGTGTTTTCGTAGCGGTGATTGAGCTGATTGCGCTGAACCACTTCTATGGCAGCGGATGAGGTGAATGCGGGAAGGATTGTGCGGGGAAAGCAGGCGATTCCCGGACAGAGTGACTCTGTGATAAGGAAAGACATCGAAATTGGCAGGGGCGCATGCCTATAATCAGCCTATGAAAAAGCCCAACGTTTACACTCTTCGAATAGTCGGATCACACCCGAACAAGCTCACGCTTGAGCGGATGGCTGTCTATTTGGCTGAGTTAGCTAAGTTGTTGGGCGAGAAAGACAAGGTTCATTTCGACAAGCTGTCGACAGGAAGCGCTGCACTCAAAGCGTGGACTGAAGACGAAGCAGCGCCGCGTGTTTCAAAACGTTTATCTCTCACGACCGCGCAGAGCAATCAAGCGCCGAGGGATGCCCTGAGCGCTCTCGCCAGAATTAATGAGCTACTGATCCAAGACGGCACCAGAGGCGAGCTGAAAGATCCATCTGGGGCTGTGATCTATCCATTCCCTGGCGGCAAAAAATTAGCTCCCGAAAAAGAGATTATTCTGGAGCAGGAAAGCACTATTACTGGGCAGGTTATAAAAATTGGCGGCCGGGACGACACAATTCCCGTGTTGATGAAGGACAGCGATGGGCGAGAATACAATTGCACCATCATGGGAGCTCAGCTAGCCAAGGAAATTTCATCCTACTACCTCGGTGATCCGATTGAGCTAAGTGGTAAGGGGAAGTGGAAAAGGACATCTAGTGGCCGGTGGGAGCTCCTACAGCTAAATGTAAAGTCTTGGTCGCCGCTGTCTGGAGAATGGGATGAGGCTTACGCATCCATGGAAGCCATAGGACGTGGCTGGGCTGATGTTCCTGACGTGGAAGACTATCTGTCGGGACTAAGGAAAGGTCATTAATTGGTAATTCTTGACACCAATGCGTTGGTCCTGTTTTTTGGGAGGCAACTAAACTCTGATGACAGCCTGCGCATGCAGGGGCTTTTTCATGCTCTTCGTGCGAAGAGAGAGAGCGTTGGTATACCTGCACAGGTATGGGCAGAGTTCCTTGATCAGGCTGGCGAGTGCGAATTAAGTGCAACGCAGAGTATTTTCAAAACGGCTGCTTTCAGACTGCTTCCATATGACCTCAAGGCTGTCATGGAGACTGTGGAAGTTGTGAAAGCCGGGCGCTCTGCGAGGAAAGTGAGCAAGGGAGAGAGACGCCCCAGGCAATCCGTCAAAGTTGATTGGCAGATCATTGCAATAGCTAAAGCCAATGACGCGAGATTACTTGTCACAAACGACGTTGACATGCTTGTAGAGGCTAAACGATCCGGGGTGTCGTGTTTGAAAATCTGCGACCTGCCGATTCCCGATCATCTCAGGCAGCATGCTTTGCTGCTGGAAAAGCAGTAGCGTCTGCGCACCCCATGTTTTTTGCCTGATAGACCGGCCCAGTGCCGAGCTTCTCATGTCTGCCCTTTCAAATTCGGGTTCCGCTGGTCATCCCAATTCCTAATGAACTCGCTTAGGTCTGCCCTCCGCAGCCAAATCCATCACGGCATATCTTGTTACAACCATTCGCCCGCAGGCACCGCCCGTAGAGAACTACAAACTCCTACTCCAGTCCTAATACCAGGCGTGCTTTAAACCGTGAGCGCCTGCTGACAACCCATAGAGGTTCAAAAAATGAAAATGACGCTGCCCGCCCTAGCTTTGGGTTTCCTCATTTCGCAAGGAGCGATGGCCGCCGGAGATGGCACCGCCGCTCTTGGAGGCGGCGTTGGTGGTGCGCTTGGCAACATCGTAGGCCAACAGCTCGGCGGCTCAACGGGCGCGGCTGTAGGCGCAGGCGTAGGTGGTGCAGC